TCGGCGAGCAAGCCAAGGAAGGCGGCATTGAGTAAATTAACAGCGAAACAGTCGCGCTTTGTTGATGAATATTTAATTGACCTGAACGCATCAGCGGCAGCACTGAGGGCTGAGTACAGCAAAAAAACGGCGTATTCAATCGGTCATGAAAACCTGAAGAAACCTGAAATCGCAAAAGCGATCAGCGAACGCAGAAAAGACGCATCAAATCGCACAAAGGTAACGCTCGATCAAGTGGTGCGTGAGGCCGCTCGATTGGCGCTGTTTGACCCTCGTAAGCTGTTCAACGCCGATGGCACGCCGAAGTCTATTCAAGACCTGGACGATGACACCGCCGCCTGCATTGCAGGCCTAGACGTTGTGAGTATGGGCTCAGGTGATGACGCCATTAGTACTGTACTAAAGTACAAACTGGCCCCCAAAGGCCAAGCCATCGACACGCTGATGAAACACCTGGGCGGGTACGAGCAAGACAATGGTCAACGCGCCAAGTCACTGACCGATCTGTTGCAAGAAGTCCGTGGCAACGAGTGAGGAAGTCTGCGGAAGTGCGTCTTGGGGATGCGTACCTAGTCGCGCTGGGGCAGGGCGAACTCACCGAAAAAACCCACATTATCGAAGCTTTATCTGTGAAGTGGTTCCGTATCAACACCTTGTATTACATCAAGAACAAGGGCGGTCGGAAGGTCAAGTTTCACCCGAACGCAGCGCAGCGACAGCGTTACGTTAACGGGCATTCTCGCAACATCATTCTGAAAGCCAGGCAATTAGGCTTCACCACGTTCGAAATGATTGATGCGCTTGATGACTGCTTGTTTACGGATAACTTCAGCGCCGGCTGCATCTGTCACAACTTGGACGATGCCAAGGATATTTTCCGAAACAAAATCACGTTTGCGTATCGACACATCCCCGACACCTGGTTGGCGCTGTTCGAAGAAATCGGCTTACGGTTTCCCCGACCAGTAAGCGACAAGGGCGGATCTGGCGCCTACGTGTTCGATAACGGATCCAGTATCAACGTTAGCACCAGTTATCGAGGTGGGACGCTGCAGCGGCTGCACGTATCAGAGTTCGGTAAAATCTGTAAAAAGTCCCCGAGCAAGGCTCAGGAGATTGTTACCGGTGCATTTGAAGCGGTAGCTCTGGGCAACCAGATCACGCTGGAGTCTACCGCAGAGGGCCGAGAAGGCTACTTTTTCGATTACTGCGCAAACGCTCGCAACCTGCAAGACCTTGAGCGTCAACTGACTGGCCTGGACTTTAAATTTCACTTTTTCCCGTGGTGGCAAGAGCCATCGTATGCCATGGACGCTGCGACTGTAGTGATTCCAGCAAGATTGCACGAATACTTTGAAGACCTGGACCAAAAGAGCGGCATTCAAACCACGCCAGATCAGCAAGCCTGGTACGCTAAAAAGTCTGAAATTCTGCAAGACGATATGCAACGAGAGTACCCGTCAACCCCTGACGAGGCCTTCAACCAGTCGGTTGAGGGCGCTTACTACGCTACACAAATGCGCTTTTTACGCACAAACAAGCGACTCACGACCGAAGTTCATCACAATCCGCAGCTGCCGGTCTTCACCGGCTGGGACTTGGGTATGGGCGACTCAATGGTGATCTGGTTCGCGCAGATTGTAGGCCGGGAAGTTCACCTGATTGACTACCTAGAAGGTGAGGGCGAAGGCATTGAATACTACGCCAGAGAGCTGGACAAAAAAGGCTATCACTACGGAGGGCATTTCGGGCCTCACGATCTGTCGGTGCGTGAACTGGGCACAGGAGTATCCCGGGAAGATGTGGCCAAGAAGTTCGGCATTAAATTTGAAGCCGTGCCAAGGATTAGCAACCAAGCCGAAGGCGTTCAAGCTGTTCGCCAGTTTCTACCGGCGTGTTGGATTGATGAAGAGGCCTGCGCTCAGGGTGTTGCCTGTTTGGACAACTATCGCAAAGAGTGGGACGACAAGCGCGGAGTTTACAAGGATTCACCCCGGCATGACTGGGCCTCTCATGGAGCCAAAGGTCTGGAAACATTGGCCCGAGCCGATTTGATGGCCCGCATATCGCGCCAAGATTTCGCCAAGTCACGCCCGCTAGGCCGGCGCGGCAGCTGGGCAGCACACACTTAGGAGCAACCATGGCCATTCTCGATTCCAACAAACCCGTCAGCCTGACCCAGCGGGAGATTGCCGTGGTGGTCGCGCAATCCGTGGCCAAAACCGGGTTGCCCATTCCAGGCGGCAAATTTCGCAACGATGTAGATCACATTCAGATTGATCCGATTGTGATTGAGGCCCGGGTAACCCAGCCAAAGCAGGGCGTCCGGTTGCAGTTTGAGGTAACAGGCGGATTCGGAGTTTCGTTGAACGTCAACCTGGAAGATTTTGAAGAAAATCCGGTGTATTACCTGAAGGATTTGTTCAAGCAATTACATCCAATGCTGCGCAACTCTCAAAAGTTGCGTGACAAAAAGCGCATTGAGAACCAAGCCATGTACGACTTTCTAACGAAGGATGCTGCGAATGGCTAGTCTGGGGCTGATGCAGTACAAATCTGCCGATGATTTACGGGCCGATGACGATAAAGAAGTCCAGCGCATGGCCGATGCTGAATTGCGCAAACGTGAATTAATAGAAAGCTCTCTGGGCGCCCACATACGGCGATCGTGGGAAGAGGCCAAGATGGCCAAACAAGAAGTAGAGTATCGATTGCTGAACTGCCTGCGCCGGCGCAAAGGCGAGTACGACCCGAGCAAGCTGGCCGCGATCAAGGCAGAGGGCGGCAGTGCCATTTACATGATGCTGACCACGACCAAATGCCGAGCGGGCGGTGCACTGCTACGCGACGTGCTGATGAATGTCATGGATCAGCCGTGGGGTTTAGACCCGACCCCGTTGGCTGATTTGCCGCCCGAATTTGTGCAGCCTGTATTCCAGCAGTTCATGCAGCAGGCCATGCAGCAGGCGGAGCAATCCGGCGAGCAGCCCGACCCTAAAAAACTTATGGAAGCTGCAGAAAAACACATTCGCCAGGCTGTGCAAGAAAAAGCAAAGGATGCCGCTGAGCGTCACGAAGAATTGATTAACGATCAGATGGCCGAGGGCGAATGGGACGACGCTTTTGATGGCTTTATAGATGATTTTGTCACCTTCCCTGCCGGGTTTATTCGCGGCCATAACCTGCGCCGAGTCTCTACCCTGGGCTGGATGGAAGGCTGGCAAGCGGTCAAAATGCAGGAAATCAAACCGCAGTGGTACCGCGTTAGCCCGTTCGACATGTACCCGAGTGCAGACGCAACAACCGTAGACGATGGCGCCTACATCATTGAGCGAGCCCGGTTCACCCGCGCACATCTCAACAAGCTGATTGGCGTGCCGTCCTACAACACCGAATCGATCCGAGAAGTCCTGAGCGAGCACGGCCAAAGCGGCCTGCGTGACTGGCTCTGGTCAGACGGCGAACGGGCCGAGCTGGAAGGCCGAGGCCATGAATGGCTGACTCGCGGCCAAACCATCGACGCGCTGATCTACTGCGGTGGCGCACAGGGTACAACGCTACTGCAGTGGGGTGTGGACCCAGAAGAAGTGGAAGACCCGCTGATGGAATACGAGGTGGAAGCCACCTTGATAGGCCGGCACGTTATTCGCGTGAAATTCAACCGCGACCCGCTGGAGCGCCGGCCGTACCACAAAGCCAGCTTTCAGCCCGTGCCTGGCTCGTTCTGGGGCCAGGCCATCCCAGAACTTATGGCGGACATTCAAGACGTGTGCAACGCCACTGCCCGAGGCCTGGTTAACAACCTGGCGATTGCATCCGGGCCGCAGGTAGAAGTCTATGAGGAGCGTCTGGATCCCTCAGAAGACCCGACCGATATGTATCCGTGGAAAGTGTGGCGCACCAAAGATTCATCCGTGACCGGCAATAACCCTGCGGTTCGCTTCTTTCAGCCCAGCAGTAATGCCGCCGAATTGATGGCGGTGTACGACAAGTTCGAGATCCGCGCCGATGATGCCACCAACATTCCGCGTTATTCCTACGGCAACGAGAAGGTAGGCGGGGCCGGTAACACAGCCAGCGGCCTGTCGATGCTGATGGAAAGCGCCAACAAGGGCATTAAAGACGCTATCCGGCACATTGACCGCGGCGTGATCCGGCGTGTGATCGAAGCCTTGTGGCTGCACAACATGCAGTATTCGGAAGATCAGAGCATCAAAGGCGATGTGAGTGTTATTCCTCGGGGCTCATCGGCCATGCTGATTCGTGAACAGACACACAATATGCGCGCGCAGTTCTTGCAAATGACCAATAACCCGACCGATCTGGCGATCATCGGCCAGGAAGGGCGTCGCAAGTTGCTGGAATCCGTTGCTAGAAAGATGGACCTGCCAGGCACTATTCCCACCGAGGATGAAATGGAGCAGAACACCGCCGCGCAGAACGAAGCCGGCCAGATGATGCAGCAGCTGGAACAGGCGATTAAGCAGGCCGAAATGCAGGAGAAGACCGCCAAAGCTGAAAAGACCATGGCCGAAGTGGACGAAACCCGCGCCGACACACAGAAAACGCAGACCCTGACGCCGCTGGAAGCCAAAAAAATGTTGGCCGAAATCCTAAAAATGATGCAACCGGAGCCTACGAATGGACGAGCAGGACTGGAAAGCCCTGGCCAGAATCGCCAGCTCGCCGGACGGCCAGCGCCTACTGGTAATCCTGGCCAAGCGTCGGGAGGAATGCAGGGACAAACTGGAACGCCTGCCGGATACCCAGCAACTCAACAGGGCCCAGGGCTCCGCTGAGGCTATCAAGGAGCTACAGCAAAACCTGGCCGAAGCCCGCGACGTTGTAAGCAAGCGATTCAGCAAAGACTAATCACAGCCGGTTATCCGGCCCCACAACAAAGCCGCTTTCTCTTCACAGGGTAGGCGGTTTTTTTGTGGGCGAACGCTCAGCAGCCTTACGCGAAGGTGGGCTGAATCCGTGACCCCTTAATCGTGAACCCCGGTTACACCGGCTCACCGCGCATGACGCGCACAGGAGTTGAAATGTCAGCACTACCCCAGTCCATCAAGCAGCAGATTGAGAACGCTCAAAAGCACTACGAATCAGCCGAGAATCCCGCACCCGCGACTCCCGAGCCTAAAGTCGTAGCGCCTGTTGCACCGGACACTGCAGCGCAATCCGCTGAACCCAAGCTGAACGCCGATGACCCAAAGCACTCCCTGCCTGACGAGCCCAAGCGCTCTGAGAGCTACTGGGAACACCGATTTAACGTCATTAATGGCAAGTATGCCGCTGAGGTTCCTGCACTGCGCGATGAGGTTAAGAGCCTGAAATCCGCGATTGAACAGAAAGACCTGCAGATAACGGAGCTGAAAGCGGCTCCCGCCCCAACGGGCAATATCAGTGGTTTGACTGACGCGCAGGTTCAGACGGGTAAGGAAGAGTTCGGTGAAGACTTTGTATCGTTCGTGCAACAGATGATCGACAGCAAAACGGTCCCCGCCGATAACTCAAAAATGCAGGAACTGGAGGGCAAGGTACGCCAGTTTGAAGAGCGCGAATCACAGAAAACCCAGGCATCGTTCTGGACTGTTCTCAGTGAACTCGCCCCTGACTGGAAAGCCATTAACGACGACCCGAAGTTTCACGCATTCCTCGCTCAAAACAACCCGCAGACCGGCAAGCAGCGCCAAAGTGAGTTGGTGACTGCGCAACAGGCACTGGATGCCGACGGGGTAGGAGCAGTATTCAAGGCCTTTACAAGCCAGCAACCCGCACCTCAGCGCAAAATCCCTGACGACCAGATAGACCCGCAATCCAGCCGCACCAATGCAGCCGCCCCACAAGGGGGAAGGTATTGGACGGGGCCGGAGATTAAGCAGTTCTATCAGGAAAAGTCACAAGGGAAATACAGCGTAGACGAGGGGCAGAGGCTGGAAGCCGACATTTTCCGCGCCCAATCAGAAGGCCGCATCCGTTAACGGAGCGACCAGGGCGATCATGATTAAGAGGAAGTTATCATGGCAGGTCCAGTTCGTGACGCAGGTCATCCCAATTATTCCAGCATTAGCGGCCCGGGGTTCATCCCTTCGGTCTGGTCTGGAAAGCTCGTAGAGAAATTGTATCAGTCCACTTGCTTTGCCGAGATTTCAAACACCGACTACGAAGGTGAAATCAAGCAAAAAGGCGACTCTGTTCTGATCCGCACCACGCCCAGCATTGTCATCAAAGACTATGAAGTTGGCGGTGGTTTGACGTACGAAAAGCCCACCAGTGACAAAGTAGAGCTCCAAATTGACCAGGCAAAATACTTTGCTTTTGAAGTCAACGACGTGGACGCCTACCAGTCAGACCTTAGCTTGATGGATAACTGGTCAGACGACGGTGGCCAGCAGATGAAGATCCACATTGACGAGGACATCAACGCTTACGCTTACACCGAAGCTGCCGCTGAAAACGCGGGCGCGACGGCTGGCGCCAAGTCTGGCGCGTTAAACCTGGGGGTAGCTGGTGCGCCGGTTGCTATTACCAAAGCAAACATCATGGATGTGTTGGTGGACTGCGGTACTGCAATGGATGAGCAGAACGTTCCAGACACAGGTCGTTATTTGCTTCTGCCGCCCTGGATGAACGGGATGCTGAAAAAGTCGGATCTGCGTGACGCCAGCATTATGGGCGATGCCACTTCAGTCTTTCGTAACGGCAAGGTGGGAATGCTGGACCGTTTCATGGTGTACATCAATAACGGACTGTCTACCGTGACCGACGGGACCACCAATCGCCAGGCAACCAACGTGATTTTTGGCCACAAGAAGGCGCTGACCTTCGCGAGCCAGATGACCAACATGGAAACCCTGCCCAACCCTTCCGACTTTGGCAAGCTGATCCGTGGCCTGAACGTGTATGGCCGCAAGGTCATTGATCCGAACGCCATTGGCCACCTGTACGCAGAGCGCGGCTAAACCCACCGGTAAAACCCGTTAACGCAAGGCCACCTCTTGGGGTGGCTTTGTTTTTCAGGAGTAACGCATGGACATCATCAAAGCCCTTGAGGGGGCCAAGACCAAAGACGAACTGGAAGACTTGGGTATCGAGCACCTGGGCGTCGATATTGACAAGCGCAAGTCCAAGGAAGTGATGCGCGCTGAATTGTTGGCCGAAGCAGAAGACCGAGCAGAATCGGCTGGACTCTCTGACCCCAAACCTCCTGAAGAATTACCTCCAGAGCTGCAGAAAGTTCCCAAAGGTCGTATGGCTCGCAACAAAACTACCGGTCGAATCATGCCGTGGACAGCCTCAATGGCCAAGTTTTCGCACATGGAAGAGGTATAAGCCATGGCCGTTACCACCGTTGCCGTCATCATCAACAACGTAAAGCTGGTTTTGCAAGAAATCACTGCAGCCGGTACCCGCTGGACAAACGAGGAATTGATTGGCTGGCTGAATGAGTTTTATCAGGCAGCGGTACAGTTACGGCCAGATGCGTTTCCCGTCAATGAAGACCTGGAGCTGACGGCCGGCACCAAGCAGGCGATCCCGGCCAGCGGATTGCGATTGCTGGATGTTATTCGCAACGCCAGCGGCATGGCGATCATGATTACTACCCGCCGCGCACTGGATTCAACCCGCCGCAGCTGGCATTCAGACACTCAAAGCAATGTTATTGAGCAGTTCGTTTACGACGAGTTAGATCCGACCCGCTTCTATGTGTACCCACCGGCTACGGCAAACGCTTCTGTCGAGGTTTTGTATTCCGCCGTACCTACGCCACACGATGCTGAGCCAGGACTGCCAGTGACCGGCTTGGAACTGTTTAAGCTCAATGACGCCTACGCACCGGTGGCCACTGATTACATCCTGTATCGCGCTTACAGCAAGGACGCCGAACACGCGGCCAACTTGAATCGCTCGCAAATGCACTATCAAAGTTACATGCAACAAATGGGCGGCAAAGCTCAGTCTGACGCCCAAGCATCACCCAACGCCTTTGATAGCTCCGCCAATCCGCAGAGGGCACGCGCATGACCTCAGATGACATTGTTCAGCGCATACGCCTGGACGTGCCGGAAGCGCCGGGGATTACGATAACAGAGTTGCTGCGCTGGACCATGGCCGAGATGTGCGATTTCGGCAACGCATGGATCCACAGCGGTGAGCCTGTAGTGGTGGCGGCAAATACGCTGTACGCAGAGTTAGCCGTGCCGCCAAACACCGAGGCGGTGCGCGTAGTTGAAGTGCTGCTGGACAGCCGAAAGATGGAGCCTGGCCGGGACTACCTGCAAACATCGCCTAGCCGAATCGAGTTTACCAGAGCGCCCAAGCCCTCAACGTTGTATGGCCGTATCGCAGTTAAACCGTTGCCTGGCTCAGAAATGCCCGCCGAGCTGGTCAGTGCGCACAACGACGCCTTACGCCACGGCACGCTTCACAAGCTGCTGATGCTTCCGCAACCCTGGCAAAACACGCAGCTTGCGGTGTATCACGAGCGCCTTTGGAACGCAGGAATCAGCCGCGTCAAGCAGTTGGCCAGTTGTGGTTATCAAATAGGCGGCGCCCGCATTCGTATGCGCCGCTTTATCTGACACGGGGTTCACATGATACAAACCACCACGCTAAAAATCCGCGTATTTGAGCCTTCTGGTGTGCCTGCAAAGGGTGCCACTGTGCGCGCGCTACTGCAGAGTACAGGTGTTGCTCAGACCGGTTACGTAGATCGCAGCGAGCTGTCAGCAACGACAGATGAAAGCGGCATGGCAATGCTGCAGATATGGCCCAGCACTGAAGGTTTGACTGACGCGCATTACCGGATTGTCGCCCGGGAATCGGACGGTCGCGCGCTGTTTGATGAGCTTGTGTCTGTGCCGTCGTCTGACGTGCCGGTATGGCTACACGACATCGTGTTGTTACCCACGCCCACGGCCAAGCCCTACGACGAAGCTGCCATTGCCGCAATACAGCAAGCCCGAGCGCTTTCGCAAGATGCCCGGATTGATGCTGAAAATTCCGCCGCTGAAACAAAATCTGATCGGCAAACCGTCGAGCAAAAAGCCCAAGAAGTGGAGTCAGCCCGGCAGGCTGTCGAGTCTTTTGAAAACTCCGCCGGTCAATCGGCCGGCACCGCCACCGATGCGGCTGGCGTCGCAAGTGATGCCGCACAGATAGCTACCAGCAAAGCCAACGATGCGTCCAGTTCAGCGTCAGCGGCCAACACCAGTGAAGTTAACGCAGGCAACAGTGAAGCCGCAGCGTCAGCTTCAGAAGGTAATTCAGCGTCGTCAGAAAATTCAGCCAGTATCAGCGAAGGCAATGCCCTGGACTCTGAAAATGCGGCTAAGGCCAGTGAGAGTATGGCGGATCAACGAGCCATAGATTCAGATGGTTCGGCTGTTGCGGCACTTGCTTCAGAGCAAGCCAGTCAAGCGAGTAAACTGACCGCCCTTGGGTACAAGGATTCTGCCAGCCAGAGTGCAGCAACAGCCACTCAGGAAGCAACGTCAGCCAGTAGCAGTGCCAGTGGTGCTGCTACAAGCGAGGCCAATGCAGACGCCTCAGAGAGTGCGTCATTGTTGAACAAGAACGCCTCGGCGTCGTCTGCTTTGGCCAGTTCAAACAGTGCCGGCGAATCGTTGGCGTCTGAAAATGCGGCCAATACCTCGGCTGGTCTGGCCAATGACGCAAAGCTCGCGGCACAGGCTGCAAGAGATGCGACACAAACCTTGGTGACTCAGTTTGGTGACCAGTATCTGGGTGACTTCACCACAGACCCTACAGAAGACAACAGCGGTAATGCACTGACCAAGGGTGACATTTACTTCAACACATCCAGCAACGTGCTGAAGTTTTACTCAGGCTCTTTGTGGGTGTCTCCTGAATCCATTGCATCGGCGTCAGCCACCAAGTCTGAGAACGAAGCAGCGGCAGCTTTGGTATCGGCACAGCAATCATTGGATCGAATGAACGCCGCAGAAGCCGCCAGGGCTACGGCAGTCAGTGCCAAGAACACAGCAGTCACCAAGGCAGGGGAAGCCAACGCCGATGCAGGCACGGCCAGTACAGCGGCTAACACGGCGACCCAGAAAGCCCAGGTAGCGACAGACAAAGCGGCATTAGCAACCACTAAAGCAAGTGAAGCGGTCAGTGCAGCGGGTTCAGCTACATCAAGTGAAGGTGCTGCGAGTACGTCTGCAACCAATGCGGCCAACAGTGAACAAGCCACTGCAAACGCCGTAAGCAACCACGTTGCATTACTTGACCCACATACCCAGTACCTCAAAGAGTCTGAGTATGAAGCTCACAGAAGTCGTGAAGACTTGCTCAAACAAGCCACGTTGTCACTGGACTTTGCCAACAACAAGTACGAAGTGTATGAAGGGCCGGTTAATGGTCTGACGCAAATGCCTTTCAATGCCGCTTTGGATTTCACTCGTGCCTCTGCGGCAACTGCTATTAACGCGACGGGAAAGATTGTTGACGTGGGTGTTGGTGATCAGAGACTGATTGGTAATCGTGAGGGTTTGTTGCTTGAGCAAGCGCGGACGAATTTGCTCAGTTATCCGAGGCGGCTTGATAATGCTTATCAGATTAAATCCGCTGTAACTATAACGCCTAACGTTGGAGTTGCCCCTGACGGCTCGTTAACTGCAAGTAAAATGACACCTTCTGCAACAACTGAAAACCACTATATTTACCAAACCGGTCTTCTTCTATCTGGTGTTACTTATACTAGTACAACCTATGTAAAAGCTGCCGGTTATAACTTTGCAAGGTTACAAAGAGGTGGTGACAACTGGGTTAGTAGTTCCGTAGCCATTATTGACTTAACAACGGGTGATTTTTCTGGCTCTTCAGGTGGTGTATATGTTAAAGACGCTGGTAATGGTTGGTTTAAGATTTCTATTGTCAACACAGCAGATGTAGATGGACTAGGCGGTCTTCTAGTTGGCCCAACTGACTCAGCAAGCGGGTCAGTGAATACAACCGGAAACGGAGTAAGCGGAATTTACCTTTGGCACGCCCAACTAGAAGAAGGCTCTTTCCCCACATCTGTCATCCCAGACGGAACCACTTTCACAAGTCGTGCATCCACAGCGACTTACATTGACTCAACAGGCACATTACAAAC